GTTTAAAATAGCTGCAAAGAGTCCAAGATTCATAGGATTGTCAGCTACCTTATATAGAGAGAATCCTCTTAGTTTATATGGCGTGCAGACTTTTGTGGATTTTGGAGAGGCTTTAGGCAGATACTTCTCAGACTTCGGCAATAAATACTTTACAGCCTATCAAAGAGAGAATTTTACGTTATACAAAGAAAAACCTGACACACTGTCTCGAATAGCTGCTGACATGTCTAAAGACGTTATCACCGTTCAGTACTCAGAAATTTTCGGAGACTTGCCGGAATATGACCTTAAGTATTTGAAAGTCCCTTTAGACGCAGAAATTATGCAAGCGTTAAGATCCTTAGAAAATGAGAGCTGTCTAGGCACCAGAACAGTTAGCGCAGGCATCACTCGTATATCTTTAATGTTGCAAGTGGCTTCAGGCTTCTATATGGAAGAAGATTTGTCAGAAAAACGTGTACAAACTTCGGACAGAGATTGTGTAACGCTAAGTGATAATAGGTTTGAAGCATGTTGGGCTAAGATACACGAGTTAGTTAAACAAGGCAAGAAAGTTGTAGTATTCGCTAATTTTTTATATGAGCAAAACAGGTTGTATGAGGGGTTACGTGGAATAAAGGCTTCCATTTTTGGAAAAACAGTTAAAAAAGAGCAGGGTTTGAAGGATTTTATTACTGGAGACACTCAAGTGCTTATCAGCCACGCTGAAACTTTAGGCGTAGGTGTGGACGGACTTCAGAAAGTATGCAGCGATATGATATTCTTCAACGTAGGCATCTCGCTTAGACAGTTTTACCAGGCTACTGCTAGAATCTCTACACCTCGACAGCTTCTAGGAGGCGGCAAACTTACGTTAGAAGATTACGCTAAAGGAACCGTACCTACTGTATGGGTACTTACCTCAGATGCCTTGATCGAGAAGGAAGTAGCAAAAGCGTTAGATAAAAAATCTTTAGAAGTAGAAAGTTTCAAAACTTTAACCGCAGGAGAAGAAGCATGAAGAAAAAAGTAATCTATGGGGAAGCTGCACAAGACGCTATCGTAGAAGCAGCTCAATTTTTACGTACTACAGTAGGATCTACTTTAGGTGCTGGAGGCAAATTTGTAGCGGCACAACGTATTCCTCACGACTACACGGTCACCAAGGATGGCGTAACTGTAGCTCGAGAGGTTGAACATGAGCGCCCAGAAGTTAATCTCGTTGTGAAAATGCTTAAGGAAGCGGCAGAAAAGACCGCTAGAAACGCTGGGGACGGTACTACAAGCACTACGGTACTTGCGTCTAACCTAATCGAGTACGGAATAGATCATGTGCGTAGTGGTGAAGGTCACACGTACGAATACTTACTAGGATGGCAGAAAGCCGCAGAGCTTTTACTTAAAGAAGTGTCTTCTAAAGTCAACATGATTGACGGAGATTTAGAGCGTCTCAAACAGATTGCAAACATCTCTGCTAATGGAGATTCTAACGTTGCCTCTTTAATTACCCAAGCGATCGAAGCAGTAGGTTCGGCAGGTACTGTTACAGTAGGCGAGTCCTTGTCAGGCTTAGACGAAGTCAACATCTCAGATGGTCTAACATTAGATTCAGGATACGCTAACGATCATTTTATAAATGACCATTATAAACAATCTTGTATACTCGAAAAACCTTTTGTGATGGTGACCGATACGATCCTTAGATACGTAGATGAGGTCAGGCCTGCCATGGAAATTGCAGCTCAAAAGAAACAGCCTCTATTTATCTTATGTGAAGGCGTTACAGGTGAGGCTTTATCTATTTTGGCTATTAACGCGTTAAAACAAACCCTACCTTCTGTTGTGGTCGTGGCACCAGAGTTAGGACAGCGTAGAAAAGATTGGCTTAAAGACGTTGCTACTGTGGTAGGGGCTACTATACTTGGTGATGACATAGGTATCAAACCCGAAGCAGTTCTTGAGAATATGCTGGGGCATGCAGATAAAGTTGAGGTTACCGCTACCAAAACTCGAATAATTAACGGTCAAGGTTCCGAGGAACAAATAGAAGCACGTATCGCCTCTATTAAAACGCAACTTGAAACAGTCACAAATTCCTACGACCAAGAGAAGTTACAACAAAGATTGGCTAAAATGACCGGAGGGGTAGCTGTTATTGGCGTAGCTGCAACATCTGAGTTAGAACTTCGTGAAAAGCGTTATCGCATAGAGGATGCCATTTTTGCCGCTCAATCTGCTATCGAGTCAGGGTATGTTGCAGGTGCAGGAGTTGCTTTATATGATGCTGCTCAAAGTATTCTTGGAGAGGAGCATTCTACCGAATACGAAAGCAGAGGTTACTTAGATTTTTTAAGTTCTGCTCAGCAACTAAAAAGATATATTATAGAAAATGCCGGATTGCGCTATAATGATAAAGACATGTCTGAAGGCGAGTGTCTTGACGTGACTACAGGCGAGCTTACTTCTGCTCTGGATAAAGGGATTATTGACCCTTATAAGGTAGTGGAAAACGTAGTTAAGAACAGCCTTAGTGTCGCTAAAACCGCTGTCCAGATAAGCACGTTAGTTTATTATGATGAGGGCAATAATGAAAATAGATGATTTAAGAGCTAAATACGGTAAATTGAAGGACGTAGAAGTTAAAGATGCTGCTGTTGCTCCAAGTGGTGCTGAAACTAAAGCCGCCATAGAAAGAGAGACAAAGCGTATTTCTAAAGGCGTTAACACGGCTATAGAGCTTCAAGCGACATTCAGCGTTGCGTTAGAAAGACTAGGAGGCATTGACTATTTAATCTCGCTAGGCCGGGAGCATCCTCAGAAGTTCCTACAGTTGCTTATCGCTACGCTAGGTAAGAGTGCTGCAGCGGCTAAAGACGTAGATAAGTCCGAAGGCTCTGAGAACTTCTTATCAGGACTTATGACCCAACTCGGCAAGTCGGAGGATCCTCATGTATAAGTCTCAGTATGTGATAATGTCTTCTGAACCCGACGCAGTTCCCTTAGCTCAACTATATCATACGTCCGAACTTTCAGAAGCTCAGAAAGTTAAATACTTCAAGACTGTCTTAGGAAGAGAAGGAGCAATTTTAGAGCTGCATGACAATGAAGAAGATGCTCTTTTTATAGACATGTCGTATAAATGGCATGGAATTTTTTACATTCATTTCTTACCTGAGCGAATCAAAAGTGTAGGACCTCTTTTACAAAGTATGGCTGCTTTTTTAAAATCTCTTAGGTTTTCACCTTTTAAACTTAACGCTACCGTAATGCAGTGCACCAACGAAGAGGTGGATCGCTTTGTGACTAAACTTTTAACTAGTGAAGAGACGGGCAAACTAATGTCTCAAGTACAGAACATTAAAGTCCCTAACGGACAAGGAATTACACATTCGATATACGTCTGCGACTTAAGATTTAATTTTGCTGAGAACTCTTTAGCAAAACAATGGTGGGACGCTAGTGACGGTCTAGGTGTACGCTATTCCTATGAGGTAAAAGAAAAATGGTAAAGTTTAGTGATCTTGACTATAATGTAGGTAGAGCAATTGATTATGTTAAGAAATCTTGTAACATTAAGTTCGATGAGACGTTGAGCAAAGCTATACATTGCGACCCTAAAACCGTAGCCCGCTGCCGTAAGAAGAATATGATGTCTTTACTTATTCTAGTTAGATTAAGTGAACACAGTGGAATTCCCACAAGGGACCTTAGATATATTCTAGGAGACAGGCGCGTTTACCCGAGGAGAGATTTAGATGTCCAAAGAGGAAAATTTGAAGCCATTAGGAGTAGCCAACTTATTGAGGAACAGTCAGGCTATGTGTCTCTTGCACGAGATCCTTTCTCAAGGAACCCAGTATAAAGAAGGGTTTGTCATACCTAATAGACTTTATCTAAAAGCAAAGTCAGAATTAGAAAATCTAGAGCATAAATACGAACTCAACTTTTACGAAGAAATCTTATTGGACTTCTTAAGGTCTGTAGGCGTAGAGGACGACAGAGCAAGGTTTCTAACAGAAGTACTTTACCGCTCATACAAAGAATTCACCCCTTTTGATGCTGATTCCGAGTCAAATAAGCACTTAGGAGCCCTCGCTAGCTTTGCAATATTTTGCGCTTTTGAGAGCGGTAATTTTGCGCAAACAACTGTAACTTATGATTTTAAGGATCTTAAGAGTTTGTTGCAAGATTGGCCTAAACTAACTATCATAGACGACAAAAACCTTCGTCAATACATAGGGAACCCTCAATTATTAGCCTCTGTACTGCACGCAGGCCTTAACGGAAACGGAAACGGATTGTCGTTAGACGGATGGCGCTACCGTCCTGTAGGTTGGATAAAAGTCGGAGGCAAGAAACCTATTGTTAAGGCCGTTAGTGAATTAATAAGCCCTAAAGCCTCAATGTCTTCTGACCATTTTACAGGGGACGAGATGGCCTCCAGAGTATCTGCGTGGTACTTGTTCAAAGAATTTCCTTCAGATTACTTTCAAGAGCAGTCTAAAAAAGACTATTATAATACACTTGCGTACACTGAATTGTCTACAATAGCCCGTAATCTGTACGCAGTAGACGCGCTAGACCCTACAAATAAAGACGAAATATCTTACATAGCAAACATTATGGGCGACTCTGTAGTTAGGGTTAAAAACTCCAAAGGCATAGAATGAGAAGAATCTTTATAGATACCGAGACCCTCAACGACGATCCTAAAACCCAAGACCTCCCTGTCGTTAGAGAGACGCGCTATGCTGAGAAAGCTAAGGTTATCTTACTTCAATACAGTGTAGACGATGCGGACACCGTTCTAGTTGAGAGAGATGAAAAAGGTAATATCATATCGCCTCCCGAGTTACACACGTTAGAAGATGACATGGTTATCATACATAACGCTAACTTCGACGAGAAGATGCTAAAAGTACCTAACGTACAACCTGCGATTAAACCTAAACAGATTTTCGATACTGCTCGTTGGTCAGCATTTCTTCTGCATAAAGCATCATTAGATATGGTCTGTAAGCATTATGACGCACCTGAAGACATTGCAAAAAAGAAATCGGGTAAGGCGTTGATTAACATCTTCTGTTATGATGAAGAAGTGCATCAAAAACTGCATCAAGGAGATCCTAAGTTAAAAGAACAATGGGCAAGCTTTAGAGAATATGCTGATTATGACATCCGCGCGCTTAAGTTTGTGTACGAAAGACTCCGTAAGGAGATGGAAGTTTTAAGCCTAGAATGCAGAGACTTCGAAGATAAGGTAATGAAGATTACTTCTAAGATAAACGCTGCAGGTATAGGGATTGATAACGCTACCGCTTCAGAAATAGCTTCTGAAGTAGGGCGCCGTAAGAACGAGATTATTGCTAAATACTCTTACAACCTCAATTCTCACGTCCAATTTAAAGAGCAGTTCAAACAGAATCACGACATAGAACTCCCTGCATGCGATAAAGAAACCTTGTCGGAATATTGGCAATTTCCTGAAGTGTCAGACCGTCTTATTTTAGGAAGTAAAGCTATCCCCTTGTACACCTCCTTGTCACGATTTAACGTAAGTTATGACACTTTAAGGTATGCGGAAGCTCTCACAGGCCGCTGGTCTTCAGCAGGGTTTCAAAATATGCCTAGACCTAAAGCGGATTATAACGACGTACTTAAGTTCTTAAAAGATAAAGAATTTAGAGACAGTCTTAACGCTAGGCAGTTCTTTGACCTGGCCCAAAGTTCTGTACGTGCACTTATAGTACCTAAGAAAGCAACCCATAAGCTGCTCATCTCCGATTTTAACGCTATTGAGCGTAGGGTAATGGCGCATCTTGCAGGAGACACCAAACGATTAAAGGAATTTGAACTTTTCGATAAGGGACAAGGAGTCGACACCTATCGTGCTGCGGCTATGGCAATGCTAAACCTGCCGGCAAAGGACATCACTCCAGAGTTACGCGACATGTCTAAAGTGATGTGTCTTAGTCTTGCATATGGAGTAGGTATACCCAAGTTTGTATCTGAACGACGCAAGCACGATTCCGTAATGTCCCTAGAGGCTTTTATGGCTTTGTCTAAAAATATTCGCCCTAGCGCAGCGGTTGAAGGCAAGTTGGAGTTTTACAAAGATTTGCTTATCAAGAAAAAGCAATGGTCGAAGATGTTGACATTGCTTGGAGGAGAAGAAGTGTTTACAGAGGTAGGCAAAGCTATTTACACTTTTAGAGAAGAGCATGAAGACATCTTTAATCTAGGTAAAATGCTGCTCAAAAAGTATGAAATAACGTACTTTTCTATGAAGCCCGTTAAAGTAAATGACATAACTTTGCATGCTCAACCTGACCCTGTTAAGCCTGGTTTTAAGATAATGAACATTATACTCCCTTCAAAACGGAGCCTAATACTTCGAGGAATTACTCATACTACCTATATTGAAGAAGGTAAAGTTAAGTTTTTCTTCTATCATGAAGATCAACCTTTTAAACCTCTTAACGGCGGTACCTTACTTAACTACGTAACCCAAGGATTTTCTCGCGACCTTATGGCGGCTGCTTTATTACAGTTAGACGCTTACGGATTTGAAATTGTAAACACTATTCATGATGAGTTCATCTTAGAAGTGCCTAAAGACTATAACTCAAGCCTGATAAAAGAAATTGTTCTAGGAGAAACTCCCTACGAATGGTACAACGAGGTGCCTAAAAACATCTCTATTGCAGAATCTCAACGGTATTATAAATTTTAATAGGAGGTCCTTTGAAGTTACCTAAGATACTATATCTCGATATCGAGATGGCGCCTAACATAGGTTGCGTATGGCAGTTATACCGAAACCATTACATCCCTCATGAGCACATCTTAGAGACAGGTTATACTCTATGTATTGCTTATTCTTGGTGGCGTTCAGATAAGGTTGAATGGCTGAGAACAGAAGGCCCTGACGCAGAGTCTAGAAAAGTCTTCATGGAGAAAATCCGAAATCTTTTAAACGAGGCAGAGGTTGTCGTGCATTACAACGGGACGCGTTACGACATCCCCGCGCTCTTTAAAGAGATTTTGGAGTTAGGCCTTAAACCGCCTACTAACTTCAGGCAAATCGACCTATATAAAGAATCCAAGCAGTTCAAGTTCTTATCTCATAAGCTGCGGTACATCCTTAAACGTCTAGGAGCAGACGAAAAAGGTGATCCTGGAGGTATAGACACTTGGCTAGGCTGTATGAATAATGACCCTAAAGCCTGGGAAAAGATGCGGCATTATAACGAGCAGGACGTTAAGACCTTGAAAGAGTTGCACGTAAAGATGATTCCTTGGGTACGTACAAAGACCTTCAATTTTAATTGGTACCTGTCGTTAGCTGCTCCTACTTGTCCTCATTGTGGGACCTTGCATCATGCAAATAACTTTTTGCGTGAAGTGACTTTTAAGGCTAAAACCTTCAATGAGTATGAGTGTAAAGCTTGTGAAGGTAATTACGTAGATGCTGACTTGCGGAGGTAACATATGAGCGTAGTATTGTGGGACGGGAAAGATAAGCTCTGGGCCGATAATTTCATGGGATCTTCAGGCTCGGATGTAACACATATTCATAAGGTAGTTAAAGCGAACAACGGCAGCCTCCTAGGTCTGGTCGGAGAAAGCCGTGCAGTTTTGCTTACACTGAAGTATATGTCTAGCCTGACAGAGCTTCCAAAAGCAGATACTTTTTATAAGTGGCTACTTACAGACCGAGAATTAAGGTTTTGTTTGGCAGGAATAGCTGCAGTACCATCTAAAGATGACTTACCTAAACACGTTGATAAGCTTAAAGATCGCGGTAAGCGTTTAAAAGACGACTTTATAGGCACTATGCTAGTAGTACATCCCGAGAGAAAAGGCTATATCGTAACAGTGTACGAAGATGGAGAGTGTAGCGTTGTCGAGTTTATTATCGACGAACCTGTCGCTGTAGGCTCGGGAAGAGACTTTACTTTAGGAGCTTTTCTAGGAGGTAACTCTAAGGGTAACTCTATAGAAGCCTCTGAAGCTATCTATTTAACAAGCGTGTACCACAAATTTGTGTCTCCAACATGTGAGTATGTGCAACTAGGAGGTTAATATGTTTTACATCCTACTAGGCTTATTAATAGCCGAATCTGTAGTAACTGCGTTACTCCCACAGGCTCGAGGCTTTCTTTTTGGGCAGTTAGAGGTTAAGGGATCTTTAATTTATATAGCTCTAGGGGTTTACTGGCTGAACTATTTCATCTTTGATCTGATCCAATCTTTTAAAGGGTACGCAATTACGCTCTATGCTACTACAAAAAGAGCGGAGTACTCCACTAAACTAATCAAACATCCCTACTTCAAGAAAATCTCTAACTATGCGCAAAGGGTTCAGGAGGATGTAAAACTGATGTACGTGTGCAGATACACTGTGTACGCCGAGTACTTCATCAGCGCTACTATTGTACTTCAGTTAATCTTCATCAATCTTCATCAACCTCTCTTAGTGATCTCAAGTTTAGTCTACGCAGTAGTATCAATTTTAATCGCTGTAAGATTCAATCCACGTCTTACTAGCGCAGAGAAAGTTGTCCAGCAAGAAGAAGCATCTTTTCGAGAAGCGGCGCACAGCCTATCAAGAGAAGCTTTACGAGGTCTGGAAAAAGCCAACCTTTCAGTCAAATATTCTGCTTGGATACGTACGCAATACTTGCTATTTACTAAATTGCAGTTAGGCTTTATTATTGTACTGCCTTATTTAATTTTGCTACCTGCCTATTTATCTGCTAACCTTAGTTTAGGAGACATGATTAAGCATCAATCAACATTCTCCCTACTTGTTGTAAATGCTGCTATATTGATTAACTACTACCCTACATGGATTATGTCCAGGGCTTCACATGAAAGAGTTAAGGAACTATTATGACTGAAAGATCTAAAATACCGAGGAGGCGTTCTGACAGATTTTGTATAGGTGCTTTTAATGCTTCTGGAAATGCTTATGAATCAGATATTTACAAGACTATTGAAATTATTGTACAGTGCAGTTCACACATGGAACAGTTTAGACGCTTTTACAAGAACGGTCGAGCTCGTCTCAGTCGCAGAGAGGGTGAACACGAAAGGTTGTTAAAACTCTGGAATGCCTTATTGCCTTATGGCCACATACACCAATGGATGAATAAACATGATTAAGCGCACATTACTTAGGCGTCGCGCTGACATCTTAATGGAAGATCTATATGATCTTTGGGAGCAGCGCGGTGTGGTTGTCGAAATTATCTATATACTGAAAGAGTTAGATAAAGAGCAAGGCCAAAAACGTAAAGCCGTTCCTTGGGATAGACGCACATACAAAGGTCGTAGATTATCAATAAGGGAGGTTTTATGAAAACAAGAAATGAACCAGATCGCAGAGAAGGCTTCAGAATTGCTTTCTCTATTAAAAGTGCCTTTAGCTCTTCTGTAATAAAGAAAGCAGGTTATATTTGGTCTATAAGGTTTATAGAAGTTGCTTTACGATCTTTTAAAGAGTTAAAGCCTTACAACGGGAAACTAGAACGAAGAGTACGTAGCCGTAGGAAACAAGACCTCGTGCTTCGTGAAATATTTGAATATGGAAAGGATGCTTAAAAATGGTTAAGTACTTTATACTAGCAGCCGTAGCCGCTGGCATCTTTGCGTCAGGTTACATGTTACGCAGCGGGGAGGTTAAAGCTCTCAAGGCACAAGCCCAGCTGTACTCAGATCAACTAGCCTCCCTGGCTAGCGCTGCGGATGCTGCACGTAAGTCAGCGGAAGAGGCTGCACGGAAACGTGAGGAGAGCCTGAAGAAGCTTAAGGATAGTGAGATCAACCGACTAACTACCGAGAATCTCTCGTGTAATCAAATGTTGCAAGTGGTACGTGAATGGGGTGCCAAGCATGTTGAGTAGATTAGAAATTGTAAAAAGGAGGGAGGACGACCCTCTCTTATCTGTAATGGATAAGTATATTATGGATGACCGAAAGGGTGATAGAAGATACTGTGATAGATTAGCTCATCATATATGGGAATGGCCAAAAGTAACAAATTACCGTGAGAGTCAACCTTGGTATAAGATAGGATCTGTCGACGAGGATATATTACACCGTAATAATAGACGGGGAGTAGACTACACTAGAAGGCATATAGACAAAGGAGAGCGAAATGTGCTCATAACGATTAAAAACTATATTTACCTAGAAAGGTTGAAACGGTATGGATAAACGAAGTGAGGTATTAAGAAGAGAGCTAGATGAGCATCTAGCCTGTCTGCAAGACACTTTAAGGGATGCCGAATATGATTCATTGTTGCTACCTAATGAGATAGCCTCTCGGACCTGGGATATAAAGAATCTATTACTGAAGGCTCCTAAAGAATGTCGTAGACGTGAAATAAGAAGGTTTGACGACGCTTATATTCAGCATTTAATGATGATGATTTATACTATTTATAACGGTAGAACATAAAGATGAGAATAAACGTTAGACGAAAGTCCGATAAGTTAACTGAACTCATATTCGAATACCGAACGTTTGGAGAGAGTAAACGTATACCTACAGCACTATATGTGTTAGCGCATCAGGTTAGTACGTATATCTACTTTGATGAAGATAGAAGAGGGTTAACTTATACCCGGCGTAAAGACTTAGGAAAACCTAAACTTAATATTTTATTCCGTATAAGATACGAAGCTAACGAGATTTTAGAGGAGGCGGAAAATGAAAGCACTCAGAAGTAAACTCGCTAAAGAGATCGATAAGGATCCTGTAGCACGTAAGCAGCTGAACGATTGCCTTGCCGGAGAACGTGAGTCGTTCGAATTCCAAGGGAAAACTTACACACCTAGAAAAGTGAGAGCTCCTGAAGAGCCTGACTATCACAGGTCTGGATTAGGAGCATTCATAGTATTGCTATCCCTTTTAGCCGTCACGCTGTTCTTAACCGGCTGCGCTTCGACCAAGTCCTATATCATTAAACCATGCATCGAAAAAGTACCGGAAAAGACCGGATTAGCTCCACTGAAAGGCACGGACGGGGAGTTGCTGCGAAACTTGTTGCGCAATTACGACATCCTCACCATTGATCGAGATTTGTACTATACTATAGCTAAGGAGTGTGAGAAATGAGTGCTTACTTAAATTTTATGGGCGGAATTATAGTTGCTATAGGTTTAACCTTACTCGCAGGGTTCTTTATAACTATACCTATTTTACTTGTAGTATCCTGTATAGATAGTTTACGAAGGAGAAGAAGATGAGTTGGTACTTTTTTACAACAGTAGCTTTGAGCCTACTAGTAACCTTAGGGGTTCTCCTGATAAAGGATCATAAAGAAGGGTTAGAGCGGAACAATAAACGTTATCCTCTGCCATCTAAAGGTTGCTCTTGCTGCAAAGGTCGTGTCGATAAAGCGCTTTGAAATCGACATATAAAGAATACGTGTACGGAGTGTAAACATGAAAGAAAAACGCCAGAACTTAGAATATAGACGTATGGGGTTAAGGATAGCCTCCTATGCAGCAAGGAGGATTAAATATGAGCTATAATCCATTAGACCCTTCTTCTATGACTGTTGGAAAACTTTATGGATCCAGGCCCGGCTTAAACGCTTTAACTAACACCCTAGCTGACTTGGTAGGTCAGTACCGCATGTCTCCTATGGAAGCCTTCAGAATCTATAAATATTGTATGACAGGAATTGACGATGAGTCGCTCACGAAAGAAGACTCCAAGTTATAGGATCTGCGGATCTCAGCGGGCGCAAAAGAAATGGCGCAAGCAGGTTAACAAGTCTTATAGACAGGGTTGTCGCTTGGCGATGCTTAGAGATGATCCGATACTTCCGCATTGGCGCGAGTACTATAACTTATGGCAATCTCCTAATGACGGAGGTCCTACGTTATGCTTTGGCTACTGCTGGTGGACAGCCTATTATGTCGAGAAGTACGGGGAGAGCTTAGCTCACAGAAGGGTTTATCAATTACTATATGGGAAATGACTATGACATTATGGATTGCATTACATGCGCACTGGTTAGCATTAGGTTCGGTATTACTTATAGTATGTCTTTTAATCTTAGTTGCTATATTTGCTCCTGAAGGGTGTAAGGGTGGAGATAAGGGAGAAGCTTCAAACGCTGCGGTGGTGACGGCAGGTATCTCTATTGTAAATAGCGTGCGGTGAATAACCCCGCTAATCACCGCAAAGTGGTATGTTCCAAAATGGAACTACCCCCTAAGGAGGACTAAATGTTTAAAAGAAAGACCATTGTAGATCGTAGAGTGACTTATACCTTAATGAGAGGTTTTAAATGAAGAAGCGAGCATACATACAACGTCGTAAGGTAGATAACCTATTAACTGAGTTACACAACCTATTATCTCCTGCTATAGTGGCTGAGAGAGGACAAACCTTTACCTTCCACTCTATACTAGAGTATATGCACAGTATAAAAGATCTAGTGTATAACTACGACGGGGTTGATCGCCGAAAAGTATTTTCTATGAGAAGGGTTGACATACCTTTAAGAGAGATGAGAGATGATATCCGAGATTTTAAAGTGACTCCTAGAGGGTGGAACCTATGATGCTAGCCACTAGAGCTTATAAGATACCTGAAGGTTGGATAGTACAGCCTAAGCTGGATGGTGTACGCGCTTATACTAAAGGAGGCGTATTGTACGCTCGATCAGGTAAGCCTATACGTAATAAAAGAGTCCAGAAGAGGTACGCTAAGTTGCCTGACGGCTTAGATGGAGAGCTAGTAGCGGTCACCTTCCCGCAGACGGTCAGTATAGTTAATAGTTACGATGCGTACGACACCTACTTAGATTACGTACTGTTCGATTGGCATCTACCGGACATACCTTATAGCGAACGATTAAGGAGATTAGAAGCGCATGGATGGAACTGTTGGGTTATATCAGATATTGTTAGTACTGAAGGATATCCAATAGATGGGGTCATAGCACGTAATCCTGAGGGTTTATACGTACCAGGTCGTAGTAAAGACGTCTTGAAGATTAAGCAATGGGACAGTACCACTGGGGTATGTGACGAGATTGTACTAGATATACACGGTATGCCAACAGTGATACGCAGCGGCAATATTACAATATCACTTAATACCTTAAGTCATGCCGATAGGGTGTTGATAACCGACGCTGATATTGGACGTAAGTTTGATTGGCGCTACTTATCAGGTGAGAAGAACCGTATGGCATCCTTCTTACACTGGAGAGATGACCTGTGAATTTACTTTTTAGGCTTAAAGTCAATAATACGAACAATAAAGATTGCTATCGTCAGAACTGAGAGATAACCAGGAGGAATAGTTTCCTTTAGCTGTTCGTACATTGTACCATAAGCAAGAATAGCGCCACTTGCTAGCACTGATAGCTGAACGCTAGCGAGTTTCCAAGCCTTCTTCCAGTTCTTAATTAATTTCATGGCGTCTCTCCATTAGATTATCCAAGCGCTCTACAATACGGGCAAGCTGTATTTTGACGTCGGTCAAATCGCCGTGAAGGCGTATTACTATACCTCCAAGACCCAAAGTTACCGCTGTAAAGACGGCAAAAACAAATGTATTGAAATCCATGATTACCCTTGAGTTATAGTAGCATCGTACCCGAATCCGCCATATATAGCAGTTGTTACGTAAGTAGCTGTTGAGGCTGAAGATACTGCACCCATTAATGTGAGGTAGTGATACCCTGTAGATAAGCCTTTGTAAGCTCCGCTAGCTGTAGAGCTAGCTCCGCCGGTCCCAAAACCTATACCTCGCGAAGATATTTCAGTGCTACCGTCCGCATAAACCGATGCTACGCTAAAAGCACTAGCACTGTTTTGACTTAACCCTCTGATAGTAGAGGTTATGAGGTCATCATCCCAGCATACGATATCTGCGCGGGTTTCTGTGTTGACCTCAGTCATCGAGGTACTAGTAGTTGTACGATTAGTACTAAACGCGCCTGATACTCTAATAGGATCTCTATTGAACCAGCTACGAGTTGTGTTAGCGGTAAACTGGTTAGAAGCGTTAGTTCTAAAAATGCCTACAAGAGTTCTAGTAGTGTCTGCACTCTTATTTCTTATACCTGTTGTAGTGTCTACAGATGTCGGCGCAGTCGTAGAAGCTTCTAGTGTCATAGTAGAGCCGCTCATATACGCGTAAACATAATATAGAGTACTTAAAGCAGTACTGCCTGTAGTTACTGTAATACCTGCAGCGGGTATTGTGTAGTTAACTCCGTTAATATATAACTGATTACCATTAAAAGGTACAAACGTCAGCGTTGTAGCATTAGTATACTGCAATCTTCCCGCAGTACTTACTTCTAGCGTACTTTGAGTAGGGTTAAGGACGATAAACTTAGTTCCATTGTATCTTAGAAGGTACGTGTAACCACTAACCAGATCATTAGCGGCAAGGGCAGTTCCTGATCCCTTTTCTACGGCCTGAGCGCCTAACGAGTTAAGGTTCAATGTAACTGCACCGGTGTTATTATTTGCAGGAATAAGGACCACTAACGCGCCTGACACGTAAGCAGTAGGAGCAGGAGACGCTGTAGCTGTGATAGTGTTAGTGCCTGCAGTGCCTGAAGTAGCTAATAGGCGGGTTGCAGGAGCTTCTCCCATCAGCTCAAAGTAACCTCCAGAACGGTACATGACGTTATATGCGACGCCTGCAAGTAAGTCTCCAGCAGCTAAGGCAGTGTTACTGTTTTTCTGTAAGTTTACAGCACCTACAGAGTTAATATTTAGCGTCACCGCTCCTGTGTTCGTATTAGCAGGAATCAGGATGAACGAGAGTCCTGTAGCGTACGCAGTGATCGTAGGAGTAGCCGCAGCAGTAACGGTGTTAGTGCCTGATACAGAACCTAGCAGGGTAGCATAAGACTTTTGAAGTTGCTGTAGAGTAACTAAGTCAGTTAAAGCACTTCCGTCTGCAGATCCTGTTACCTTAAACCCTCCCATAGGAAGGTTACCTGTCATAGTAGTATCCCCGTTCTTCTTAACGACAGAAGAGAATCCTGTGGCAAAATCCGTCATGGTATTGTTAAAAAACGATACCGGTAAGGGATCAGCCGCAGCTCTAGGGTGTCCTGCGATCAGGTTAAATGTTGAGCCAGTGAAAGGCATTAGTTATTCTCCTTCTTTTTGTTTTTAGCTTTCCTATCGGGAGCCGATCCGGATGCGTTCAGATATCCTGCAGCGCCTCCTAATGCGGTTCCTTTTTTAATATTGAAAGGGTTGTTAGCAGCATCTAGCAATTCTTGCAGTCCTTTAGATCCTGATGCAGAGGCTTGAGCTGCTTTAAAATCTCCTGCTTTTTTACGAGACAATACTGCGTACGCAGAGTCGAGTAAAGATCTTCGGCTATCAATAATATGTTGAGCTTCAGCAGAGATCTTAGCAGGTAGCTGAGCCCCAAGGAATTTTGTCGTGTCTGAGTTAATTAACTCAGCGAGAGGACTTCCTTTAGCGAACGTGCTAAGTATTTCAGCGGATCCTCTGTTACCTGCTACTTTGTTCATAAGTTTTGGCATGTTAACTTCACCGCTGTTGCTAATTGAAGCATCTATGGCGCGTTGTAAGTGAGCTCTAGCTATAGACTTTCTAGCGTCTTCAGGTAGTCCTGTGGCAAGCTCTACAGACTTCTCAATTTGAGTAGACGTAGGATTTGCCGGAAATATCTTGTTAAGGGCTTCTGCCTCTGACTTAGAATTAGACACTTTATTCAATAAAGACTTCTCATAAGGCTTCATCATGTCTTGTTCTAATTGATAACGTAAGGTATTAGCCTTTTTAAACTCTGCAGGCGCTTTACTCTCAATGTAGTTTGCTGCAGCAGAGTAACCTTGATTTAATGCACGGTTATCTTTAGCCGAGATACTAAGCTCTCGTAGTTTTTGGTATACTGCTTGGACATCAGGCATGCTCATATCTTTCTTTAGAGAAATACCTGTCTGCCCTAATTTGGCCCTATCTGCATTAACTTGCGCTACTGCAGTCTTGATAGGAGCGCTGAATTCTCCGGTAGACACGTCAGATACGAGCACCTTGGCTGTACTCTCGTCTACAGAAGACTTGTATAAGTTCTGAACTTGGTTCTTAATATCGTCTTTAAGAGATGCTAAAGTTCCTGTAGCAGTGTCTTTGACACCTTGTAGAGCATCATCAACAGGAGAACCTTTTAAGGCAGTATCTAAGAGTTTTTGGTTGTTAGGTACTCTGTCAGATAACAATTGAGCAAGCTTATTGTTCGACATGTTACCTGCGCCGGCTTGTATAGCCTGTGAAGATGTCAAAGAATTATTAGGGATGCCTGTTGTCGACTGAACGGCTTCTTGTACGGTTAAGGGCGTTCCTCTAGCAAAAGATTTATCTAGAAGCGCTGCTACTTGTTTTGTTTGTTGAGGGTTTATACTGTTAGCAACACTTTGCGCGTAGTTACGCTGAGGAGTTCTTACGGCGTTAGCTAGCTTACCGGATACTGTAGGAGCTAAACCCCCTGCTAAACCTCCAGCGACTCCGAGTCCTAAGGCCAGTCCCTCACTGTTTGGATCGATTCTTTGAGCAAGATCAACGCCTGCTTGCGAACCTAGTCCGCCACCAACGCCTGAAGCTAGCGCAGGCACTAAGGACATTCCTCCCGTAGCGACGGCTAAGGGAGCGGTAACGGCACCTCCTACACCTGCTGCAAGGTACTTTTGCCCTGCTGTCTCAGGCATTGCATTATTCTTTACAGCTAACTGGTCTACTGATTGAGTACTCCGTTGAGCTCGCTGTAAGATTTTATCAACGTTAAAGGCTTCTTTATCTCCTAACAAGTAAGATAGTCCTTTTTTAAGTAGTCCTGGAGGAGAGAATTCTTGCGCGAAGCTAACAGCATCATTTACACCTGCGATAGCTCTTCCTGCGCCATAGGCAGCAACCTTAGCGTTTTTACCTAAGCTTGTGTCAGGCTGATTAAGCTCATCAAGGCTTTTAAAGCCTGATTGTTGAACCATGAACTCGATATCTTCGATAGGCGCTCCTTGCGAGGCCATCTTTTGAGCCATTTCAATTGCTTGTTGTCTGTCCGCCATTAGTTCCCCAAATTGTATTGTTTACGTAAACGGGCTGCTTTTTGTTCAGGAGTTTCTCTAGGAGTTCCTGATACTCTCTTATCAAAGATGTTAGGATACTTGCTATAAGTACTGTTAGGGTCAGGTTTAGCTTCTCTCCGGTCTACTTCTCCGCTAGCTTGGATTTTAGGCAGGTTGACCATAAACGAAGTATTCTCTGGGAATCTTTTTGTGATTACACTGTTATGATCTTTTACCGCGTTCTCATAAGTCTCAATTTGTTTATTTACAAGTGCTCTTAAGGCTTCTGGGTTGCGCTCAATACTGCCATAACGGTTTTCTATAAATTGACGATCAGTGTCTGTAACAGGAGCAATCTTTCTCATCTCGTTTAAAGAAAGATCTGTTAAAACATTGAGCAATTCAGAAGTATTCTTTACAGAGTCCGGAGCAATATTAGTTCCGAACACTTGGTTTGCGGTTTGAACGGCTCTAGTGATGCCTTCAGCTCCATAGAACCCCGCCATAACTTTGGGGTCTGCAAGAAGTTTCTTAGCTCTATAAAGACCTAATAAGTCACCTTTAGCTTTGTTCAATTCTGTAGTACGCTCACCAATAAGCTTAACCTCTTGTTCTCCAGCAGCTTTCTTAACAGGGTCTGCCTTACCTGGATCGTATCCTACTATACCTGAAGATTCTTTAGAAGCTCCTAGTGCAGCCATAGTTTCTTTAGCGTATTTTTTAGCTGCTTCAGAAACCGTTCCTTTATCTACATTACCTGGACCACCGTTGTAAGCTTGCAGAGCTTTCTCTAAGTTACCTTCATAGCGAGTAAGCATCTGATTCAAGTATTTAGCTGCGCCATTAGCGTTTTGTACAGGATCAGACCTGTCAGTAACTCCAAGCTGTTCAGCAGTTTTTGGCATAAGTTGCCCTAAGCCAATTTCTCCAGACGTTCCTTTAGCGGTAGGATCCCAACCACTTTCACGCTGTATAACTGCGGCAAGAAGGTTAGAAGGTATGCCATTAGCTTGTGCGGCAGACTGTACCAGATTTTGATACTGTTCAGGAATCTTCACAGAGGCAGGTGCTTGAGCAGCGCCTTGAGGGTTTGCTTGATCCACTAATTGCTTACGAGTAACTGCTCTCATAGTACCGTCAGGAGAAGCGATCCACTCGATATCGTTACCGGCTTTAACACCTTCTTGAGTCTGAATGAACTGTTTCATCGATTCTAAAGATCCTGGGGCGTTCATGTAACCACCTTTACCGTCAGGAGCTAATACAGCACCTGCAGGAGTAGTGATAGGTTTACGAGCTTCCATGATCAGTTTAACAGCATCTTCTGGCTTATCTGCCATAGAAGCCATAGCTATTTCTTGTTGTGTAAGTCCTGGGAAGGCTTGCGCTAGCATTTGCATGTTCATGCTTGCTGCAGCTTGTTTCTCTTTTTTACTTGCCAGCTTAAGCAAGATGCCTTCAGCTAATTTCTTATTTTTAGTAGCCTTAGCGTAACCTAGAAGTGCTTCAGTACCTCCTCCAGATTGGATAGCTTCTTCTAACTTAGCCATCGCTTGAGCTTGTTCGGTGTTAGCTTTCATGTTTTGCATAGCTGCACCGATGTATTGCAAGACGTGAGGACCTACGTACACCCCTCCAACCATCTGACCTTTCAGCTGAGCAATTGCTTGACTAGTATCGGAATCTCCCATATTAGCAAATACTCCTCCGAAGGAGTCGAAGCCTTGTTTAGGTTGTTGAGGTTGAGGTGAAGACTCCTCAGAGTCTTGAGAAGGGTCGTAACCTAAGTCATCAAAAGCCATTAAATAAATCCTCCAGACATTCCGCGCAAGTAGTTACCGGTACTCGTAGCGCCCATAAATCCGCCTCCCATAGGGGCAGCAGAGGCAAATAACGAGCCTCCCATAGTAGGTAGCGCGCCTGCAATAGACATAGCACCTCCTAACATATTGGACATATTAGCGTTGTTAACGTTAGCTTCTTGCAACCTTTGATTATAATCAGCAGCTGCAGCGCCAGTAAAATTAGGTCCTTGCGTCATAGGCTGTTGAGCGACAGTCGTGAACGAAGGCATTCCAAATTGGGATCCGTTCATAGCTGCTGTCAGCAAGTTAAGAGGTGCTGTCTTTTCAAACACGGCCTCTTGTAGTCCTTGAGCACGTAATTGTGAATCGAGTCCTATGCCTTGCGCCGCAGCTTGGAGGAACAAGTCGTTCATCTGCTGATCTTGCAAGTTCATAGAGTTGTTATAAGCTGAAGAGCCTTCTGAGAGTCCTCTATTAACTAGATCAGACTGCATTTGTTGCTTCTGACGTTCTAGCACAGGCTGAAGTCTCGACAACATGGCTTCTTGAGCTGTCATCCCTGCGTTAACAGGCATTGGCGTTACATTACTGAAGTCGATCCCTGTAGCTAAGCTATCCGCAGTCAACTGAGACAGCGTATCTAACGCATCGGCAGAATTAAGCCGTGCATTAGCATTCTGTAAATACAGGAGCTGTTCGTAAGGATTCAACTCAACGGAGGCTTGCCATTGGTCAGGGTCTCCGTTTACGTTGTTTTCGTAAATTAGATTACCTAAAGGCGTGTATTGACTTACGCGATTAGCTTTTGCGTTTACGCGTGCAGCTTCTAAGTTACCTTGTGATTCAGCTATAGCTGCGCCTTTAGTATCTGCTGGTGCTGGTGCTGATGCTCCCATATTTAGATGTCCGTTTTTGGTGCGTTAAGCATGTTCATATATTTTATTTCCATATGTGAAGGGGTGCCTGCAGGTAAATTGTAAGGTTTCCCAGTTGAAGTATCGTACCATTGATCGTTATACTTAAAATAGGGCGTTTTTGTCTCTAGACGAGTCAGTCTAAATTGATCGTCCATAGAAAGAGGCTTTGGTGCAACCGTAACAGGAGCTACTGCAGATTGCCTTGCAGGACTATAAAGCCCTTGATAAGCAAGAGGGTTCGAAACTGATCGACCTCTTAAAGCGTTAATTTGATCTTTAAGCATTTGACGCACGTCATAACCTTGAGTAGCGCGAGGCATTCCTGGGTTAGGATTTGCTGCTACAGGGGTAGGCTTGCCGTTAGGATAAAGCCAGTCTGTGCCGTCCGTTTTACCAAAGCTGACTGGCGCACTAGAAGAACCGCCCATTATCTAACTCCTTTTAATATATCGTAAATAATCTCATACCCAAACAGCCTAGTGTCTACTGAATCGGACACTACAACCATATAAGGTGCGATAGCTAGGCCTACTTGGTCAGCTACCATAAAATAAGTATTAACAGAACCTAAGTTGTCTGCAAAGAAATATGTTTCCGTACCTGCTGCCTCAAAAAGAAATGATGAGAAGTAGATACCTGAACCTCCTCCTGAGCCTAAAGCAGTCGTTGCAACGGATCTGTCAACGTCTGTAGACCAGTTAGTGTTACATTCCAGACCTACAGAAGTGTTAGAACTTGGAGAGGCTAGTAAAGGACATATTAGCATACTTCGCTTCAAATTGGAAGTCCTATATGTATCAAATGCAAAAAGAACCTTTGCAGTTATTGCAGTTCCGTTATCTGTCCCTAAAGTTTTTGAGCACTTGTAAGTGTTCGTAGAATTAGCAAAATATACGTAATCCTTATCTTCTACAAACGTGTTTGTAATAAATCCTGTCCATTTCATCCAACTACTGTACCCTGATTTAAGGCACATTATGTATTGCTCAGTAGCTCCTACAGAGCCCATATTTATGAGCACAATACCTAGTTTCTTGATGTAGTATATGCCTAAAGCTTGAGAAGTAGAGTCGGCGTATAAGAACTTGTCAATGATTAAGTTGTTTATCCAAGCGTACGCCTGACGAGCTGTAATAACTCCTCGAGTAATATCAGCGACAGAGAAGATGCCTGCGATAGTTAGTAGTAGTACATCTCCTGACACTTTAACTGTTGAAGCTCCATAACCTACAGGCTTCGCGCAATCAAAAGTGCCTAAAAGTGCCCACGTATTAGCTGAAGAAGGGTCAGTTCCTGTGAAGATAAGCACTTCACCTTCTGAAGTAACTACCACTAGTCGGTCATCTATACCAGAACCCGAATCTAAGGTCATTGAGTTCATGGAGTATAGGCTTCCGCCCTTACGCATGTACGTACCTAAGTCGATCACTGATGCTGCGCCTCCTACACTGTTTAGAGGTAGGTAGATTAAACGGGTAGTGTTCTTTTCAAGCCAGAAAAGACGGTTTTTGAACACTATAGGACTCATCAACAAAGATGTCGTAACGCCTGTTATAGCAGGTACGCTCGCGTTATTGACAGTCGTCCAAGTGCTACCGTTGTATAATAGAGGGTCTGCAATACCTGTTGCGAAGTACATATATTGCGTTCCAGAAATACCTATCTGAGCCGCGTAAGTGTAATTTGAGTTACAAGACGTCATTGAAGACATTGCGCCCGAAGCCGTAGTGTCGTACAAAGTACCTACCGCCTTAGCGATTATCTTAACCGTGCCAGAACCTGAGATGTATGTGAATAGCTGATCTATAGAGTCCGCTGCGCCGGTTCCGTGCGACGTGTAGCCAGGTCTGACAAGTAAAGAGTTACCGTCTACCCACCAGTTTTCAAGGTACGAAGCTTCTACGGGGCTTAACGATGTTAAGTCCTTATCGGGACGAATTCCACCTATAGGGGCTTGTTTTACACTGCGATAGGACATTACGGGGTGAATCTTCCAGGTAAGTTAGAGGCCCAATAAATAGGGTTGCGTTTAACGTTAGGACGTATCTCCGAAACGTGTGCTCTGTCTGCTTGAGCTGCTTGTTCAAGAAGCCTAGCGATAGTTCTACTCATAGCATCTGCGGTAGAAGCACCTATCTCCATAAGCCAGAGGTATTCTATAGCAGCCAACACTAGCGAGTCGCTAAATTGGATAATAGTGTCTGTATCGGCTGTAGGAAGGGCTAGGCGCGTTCCTGCCGAGTTCTTGTAGTAGTAATTGCTGCGATAACTGAGTAGAACGCTCTCAGAAGTGCTTAAGGCAGGGTAAATCTGTATTCTGCCGTCATTTAAAGCAAATACCTTAAAATTAGTCTGCACAAAGTTGTCATGTGCGTACCTATACAAATCTGACATCTCCATTTGCGAGAAGGACCAGCTTCGGTGCTCTAAAGAGCAGGGAGGTTGCATAAGTGTTTTAAAATCTGCTGGAAGTGTCCATACGAGCTGTCTCCAAGTATGGTCAACTGCGGTGCCTGTTGTAGTAGCAGGACGAGATACAGTAACCGTAGTGCTATCGACTATGGTTTCTATAAAAGTAGGATTAGCGACGTTCTCGCCGCTTAATTCGTCTCCTACAGCCATAGCGGCCGTGGAGGTTGTGGTAATAGTTGAACTGTTAGCTGTAGTCGTAAGAGGTACTGTAGCTTGCGAGCCTAGTAAACTCTGAGTTCTTATAAGGCTAGACCATCCCGCATTGCGTGCAATGAGATTATCTACAGCCTTATAAATGAAGTGCTTTAGCTTTATTACAGTTTTGTCACTATTTCCTATCAGTGACGTCGGCGTTCTTATTCCGAGAACTCCTCGTTCCGCTGCGTACTGTGCTATTTGTAGAATTGTCGAACCCATGTTCTTTAAGTCTCTCTTGAATGTCTCCCAATGTGTTTAAGCCTATAGGAGTTTTAGGGTCGCCTGCCATCACCTGTTCGATACTAGTAATGCCAGCTTCTTTAAGCATAATTTGTTCCGCTTTAGTCACAGGGTTTCTTTCTTCTGCCTGCTTCTTGCGCTCTTGGTAGCCTGCCCATGCTTGAGGGTAGTATTGAGGAAAGAAACTGTCTTCCACTTCATATGCAGCTACGATGCGTTTATCTTTATTCGTTGCGATCTCCACTACGGTAAGATCTCGCCAAATTTCACGTCTTTTATCTTTAGTAATTCCGCCGTATTGATTGGCGACATCTCTGAAAACTACGAAAACACCTGGGTCGGTTTCCTTAGGAAGCGTCCGAGTTTCTCGTCCTTCATGTAACACTGTTGAATATTCTAAACTATCCCAATTTTCCATCTGTTAACCTCCGTACAAAGAAATAAGGCAAGTTTTCACTTGCCCTATTATGATATCATGTATCAACATTGCTGTCAAGACATGACGGAGGTCATCTTTAGAAGATGTAAGGGTCTTGTAAGTGTACGACGCAAGTGCCTGCTCCAGTTACGGCAGTAGCAAAGAATGCACCAAACAGCTCATCGCCTGCATTCACAGCATCGTCAACAGAACCTGCAGTTGCTGTAGCGTAAACGCGAGCGCCTGCTGCAACAGTACCTGCGGTGTTACATAATAACTTACCTCTGATAGCAAACCATGAAGCGGCTGAAGTAGAAGTATTGGCCGCTAGAGAAATAGCTACAGGGCCAGTGCCTCCGGCTACTAACCTTGTGGTAGCACCTGTTGAAGCGTTATAAGTAACAGCATCGTTTGCTGCTAGAGAAGCTACACCGTAAAGGTATACTACATCGATGATTCCGTATGTAGGGTGATTGACTCTGACTACGTCGCCGATCTTGGCGTTTAAGGTAGTTGAAGTTTCCTCTAAGCCTTGATTAACAAAACGTGAATCGTTTAAAAAATAATTGCTCATTAGTAGGGCTCCTTAGTCTGTACGTAATACGGCTTGATCTTTAAGCGTCATGCCTATTGAACCGGACCAAGTAATGCGGCTTGTTTGACCTAGTTGGTCAATGTAGCTCACTTCTGGTTGTAATGTAAAGTTGCTTTCTGGATGATAGCGGAAATCTACGTTCTCAGGGTTCACAATATACAAGCGATCCGAAGAAACGACCGAGCCTACACCACCGATCAAAGCTAATTTGCCTGAAGCAGATCCGAAAGCATAATCGAAACCTGCAAAGCCTAAGAAGCCTTTGTCTGAGCTGACCATCTGGGCACGCGGCTCGATAGCGGCGTGGATGTAGCTGTAAGCATTACCGTCTGCAGCCATCAAGAAACGGTTTTTACGATTAAGGATCGTAGCTACGGTTTTGTTGATCTGGTAGAGGGCGTTCGATGAAGACATTGCAGCAGAGTAATCTACGCTAGAACGTCTATATAAGTTTTGATTAACTGCAACAGTCCGTACAACGCCGCCATTAGTACCTGAAGTAGGTGCGGTATTGATAAATGTGGCTAAACCAATGATATTTGTACCTGAAGCGCCACCGGTGATAGCATCTTGAGAAAGTTTATTCTCTAGACGATCTTCTGCATCGGCCATACGTTCAGCTTTAACATCAATAATCATGTCAGCTGATTTATGGTAAGCTAGCTTATCTACAAGAGATACGCTAAAGCTAGACACATAGTGCTTTAGTCCAAATTGTAATGCATCAGGATCGGGTTGTGGAGTACTGTCGATACTGTCCCAGCCGCTGAAGGTCATTACGTTGTTAAGTGTTGAATCGCCGTAACGGAACGGAATTTGAAACTCTGTACCAGACCTCCAAGCGGTCATACGACCCATCTCTTGGAGAATCTTAAAGTAAGCATTTCGTTCAATTACGCCATTAAATACGCCAGGTGCGCGTGCCTTATTTACGGCAACGTCAATGGCATTAAACTGTAGTGTTGATGGCATGTAAACTTCCTAAGTTGTTGAATATGATAACCTCACAATATTACTATAACACAACTTAGGAGATTTGTCAAACGTTTTTTAACTCCGCACGCATCATAGCAGCGATTTGCTCTCTACGCGATAAACTGGAAGGATCTACAGTATTCTTAGTGCCTTGAACAGGTGCAGGAGAAGATACTTTTGAAGCCTCTTCAACCTTCTTAGCTCTTAAACTCTGTTCAAGCTCTTCTTTTTGCTTATTCACGAGAACTGCGCGGGTAGCGGGGTCCGCCCAGATAGCTTGCTCGTATGCATCTTCTAAACTCTTAGCCGTTTTGGAATTTAACATCGACACCATAGCCCTTTGAATAGCTGGATGCTTAGCGTACTCGTGATTTTGTGAGAAAGCGTTAAATCTTTCTTGCAACAGTTGATTTTGAGCTTGCTGAAGTTGACGATTTAGGTTGGTAATAGTCTGTGTTGCTCGAACGGCATCCTCGTCGGTAAATTGTACCGCGCCGCCTTCAATAGCCAATCCTTCTAAACCGTACTCTGTCAACAAATCTTTGAGAACTGCGGCCTTCTCTGCGATATCTACATGAGGGCTTCGCATATACCCGTCAACCTTAGCCAAGCGTCCTACAAAGTCTTCTGGAGCGATATTGTTAGCTGTCAACCATTCTTTATGCCCTTCTAAAGATTTGTCTACAGCCGTGAGCATCGGCATCTTAGTCGTGACAAAAGTGTCGACATCTCGAAGTACCATCTGGACCGAAGGAGGTAAGTTTTTGACTTCCTCATCAGTAAGCTTGTACGCTTCACGGATACTTGAACTCGCTGCGTCCCATAGAGTTTTATCTGCAGCTCCTTCAGTCGTAGCAGCTTCAGTGTTATCTTCTGCAGGTGCAGCTTCTTTAGCTTCTATAGGCGCATCTGCGGGAGCTTCTTTATTAGCCTCTACCGGAGCGGCAGGCGCTTCTTTAGCTTCTACGGTCTCAGCTTCCTGAATAGCCTTAACATAAGCCTCTCGTATAGATGTTGCGGCGTTAGTATCCGTACTATGTGCATAAGGGTCTGACGTGACTTGCGAAGTAGGTGCTTCTGTACTCGAGGGTACTGTATTTTCTTCCATTTAAAACCTCCTGTTAAATGTTTTTAAGAATGTGTTGTTTATATTGATGAATCAATTCCCGTTTCCGATCTCTCTTACTTATTAAAACTTTTCCTCCTGTATTTTTAGCTAAGTAGGTGTTATGATCTGCAATTTCTACCATACCTGTCTTAGCCAGATGTGCCTTATGAGCAGAAAGCGAGTCTATATATTCACCCGTAACAGTGCTAGTATAACCTTTAAAGTCATATGCTGTAAAGGCTTGAGTTACGAAAGTACGTGCTAAAGTTGCTCCGCAGCCACACTGCTGAGGAAGATTCCTATCGTCTATCGCCAAACTTAAAGTTGAATACTCTTTACAGCTAGGACATTTAAAAGTGTACTCAGGCATCGTCACCTCTCTCATGCTTCATTTGATCAACCATGAGCTTACCTGCTTCTTTCATAGCGTTCAGTTGCATCTCTTGCTGCTTAAGCATCAACTCCTTAGTCTTAATCTCACGTTCTAACGCCTGTTTTTGCTGCTCTAACTGAGCGTCAATCATTTTAGATTGCTGCTGAGCTTGAGTCTGCATCTGCACCATCTGCACATCAGAAGAAGGCTGTGGTGGAGGCGCTTGTAACGCTCCTTGGAGAAGTTGCTCTACGGAATGTTCTACTTGATCCGTGTTATTAAACTGACGTATTACGTATAGTGATAACTCTACAAGGCTTGGTACTACTTGAGGATTTGTAGCAGCCACTTCTTTACCCATTCTAACCACTTGCCCTAACACGTTCAACATCTCCATGGAGTCTTTACGTTTTGCTGCGTCATCCTCTTGAGCCATCGACTCAGGGTATATCGTTAAACGAAATGAGCGTGTTTTCTCCTTGCGTAATAGTTTAAGAGCAGGTTCTATAATTCCGTAATCGTCTTGTGACAATCCAAACAATGCTGTAGACCGCTCTAGTAAGTCTTTATCCGAATACGTCTCTGCGAGCAAGTCTGCGCCGACGTTTAGAACGTCCTTAACGTACATAATGAAGTCCGTTTTAAACTGCACTTGCTGTGCAGTGACTGTAGCCTCTTTGGATTTAATAGAAGCCGCAGATTCATATTGACCTTGCCCTAAACCCCCTACGATACCTCCTGTGACGGTACGTAAACGTTGTAGCAAGTCTGCACGGATGCTTTGGAGTCCTTGAATTGAGGACACAATCTTTTCAAGCGGAGTGAAAACAATCCCTTTTGTAATGTCTGTGGGTTCCGCCAGCCCTTGCCAATCTTGTACCGAGTACCCTACTCCGCAATCTCCATCAAATAACTTCTCTAACATATCCCCAAACCTAGCGTCGTACAGATAGTTAAGTTTAGCAATACTAATCAGATCGTTAATAGCTCTGTCAGTGTCAGAGAGCTTCTGTAGTAAGTCTTGGAAATAATAGTATTCGGGCACAGGATAAGAACTTTCGCTGTCCAAATCGGCCATAAACGGCTTAGGTATAGGATAAAAGTCTCCTATCTCCAAAGTGTAATCAGATTCATCAAGAATTTCTTCCGAATCTAAGCACACCCAAATAACTTTTGTGTTTAGCTTGTCGAACACCTGATATATCTTAGGGTAATTGCCTAAAGACTCCTTCTCGCGTATGGACATTTCTATGCGGCTGTCTGAGCCTGTATACTGGCTTGAGTCACCTGATTTAAGCGCCTTAGCCTTACCCCACCGTTTAACACGCTCATCAAACGGCACGTCATGACGTACTGCGATCCAAGGGGTTTCATTCCAGCAAGGTGAAATAGGGAACACTACACGGTCGTACTTAAGATGTACGGGGACTACTCTATCTTCATCTTTAACATACTTCCACATCATAAAGCCTGCGCCTGCAACCACGCGATCTCTGATAACTAGCTTCAAAGTGTCATGGAAATCTCTACTCGACTCGAGTACTTCCTTCATATTACGTTGTAACAGAAAAGAGGCGACGCGGCCGACAGGGTCGTTATCTTTAAACGTTCTGAACACTTTAATCTTAGGTGGCTTAGTGTAAATACTAGCCGTCAAATCTTTAGAATACTTCCAGAAATTGTTTTCAGAGATGATCTCTTTAACATCACCTTCTACATTCCCGTGAGAAGTAAAATAAGATTTATACGCGCCGTCCGCACGATTAAGATATCGTTTGTATTTGTCGCCGTTAAGGACTGTGTTTATTCTGCGAGTCCAGCTGCGCGAAGTTTCATTACTCATTCGTTGTATCCTCAAATAGTCGAGTGTTTATAGCCTGAAGCATAGAAGTGACCATGTTTAATCGCCAACGCAAATCTTTAGAGGAAGACCCTTTAACGATATCGTCTAGGATTTTAGTGTGTAACTTTAACGTAATGCTCAAGTCTTCAATAATGTCAGGGTTCATAAAATTTTTCCTGTGTTCTTAGTTTTCTTTGGTTTGTAATCTGCTAAAGACGAGAAGAAGTCTTTAAGGTCGCCAGGCTTCTTAGTTGTCTTAACGCGATCTAAGGTACCTTTCTGAGCTATCATATAAGACGTCTGTTCGACGGACATGCAGGCGTACCTGACTTCATCCGCAACGTGGTCTTCTTGACCTGATGCAAGCTCATCAGTTCCTTCTTTATAAATTAAGCCAGGAAAAGTTCTTATCATTTCCGAGCATGTAGAAAAACAGTAAATTGTGGGCCTCTCGGCGCCACGCAGTCTATTTCGTAAGATATCCCAACCGCCCATTATCCCATCTTTTGAATTTCGACGATTTACTGCTTTTCTAAATGCTACCTTCCCTCCGCTACCTCTACGAATTCTCTCTGCTACGCTAATTGTACCGGCTTCGTTAAAGGCGCTAGGATCTAATACACATAAGTTACTGTCTATATTAGCATCGGCCGCTTCCATAAGTGCAATACTAGCACCAATCTCTTCAGAAGTCAATTTTAATCCAACGTTAGGCCTTATTCTGCCCTCGGCATCTTTGTCTGCTCCGTACCACTCTCTATAGCGAATGATCGTGCCTGCGTCAAAGTTAAGTTGTCCTATCTGAGTGTTGTCAGGCACTATCGCCCACCAGCCTACTGAAAACGGCTCTCTAAATCCTGAGTCCATAGACCGGAACTTCTTCCAGTGCATAGGAATAATGAACGGTTCAATGACATGCTTACCTAAGTCAAAGTCCTCAAAGAAGCCTCCTGTGGCCACGCTCCACTCTCCGTCAAGCATAGCTCTAACCTCTTCGGGCTTACCCATACCGTGCAGCACGCCTGCGTAATCATCATAATCTATCGAGGGATTGTCTTTAAGCCTGGAGGGAATGAATTGTCGCGTCATCCCACCTTCCTCTAAAGGTGCTTTCCAAATCTCCATTGGCTCATGCCCCCACACGAAGGAATTGCCTACCCAATTATACCCGATTCCTAGCGGATTCGAGACTGCGATGACGTGGGCTTTCTTCTTGTAGAAGTTTTTGAACAGCTCTTTAGGTGCGCGCACGCGGCTACGCATTCTTTGATAGAACTCGTAAGGGAATTGTGTAAGCTCTTCTACCAGCAGGATGTTAAACTCTTTACCTTGGAAGTTCTCAAAGTCTGACATCTTCTTCATGTAGGCAAACGTGATGTTGCTACCATTCGCGAACTTTATGCCACTCTCTGGGTCAATGCTGACTTGCTTTGACTTGATCAAAGGCGCAAGCATCGCACGGTAACCTGTCATACCTTCTAACTGCTGCTCTGCTAAGTCGGCCTTCTGCTTACGGAAGAAGAATATCTGTACGCCAGGCACGGCCAAGGCTGCTAGGATGCTGTACACCCTAAGTAAGTGAGACTTACCGCCACCTGCGGCGCCTCCGTACAGTATCTCCGTTGCCTCCGACTCCAGGGCTAAGCGCTGCTTCGGATGGAGATTGAACATCTCTGACACTAGTTATGTTCCTTACCGTCGCATGACCTACAGTGAGGCCCTTTCGGGTCAAACCCGTCTAACCACTGGGTGCAGATCCATTTTGCAACTTTGCCCCTCCAGCCTTTATCGTATATTAAACACGATAAGCGTGAGGTAACTAAGACTTGACGAGGGAGTTGCAAAAACATGACCGTCATTACGACGATATTCAAAGCGAAGTCGAGTAAGAAGCCTACGAAGTACAGGGAGTAGCCCCAAATAACTTGCACCTTTGTGAGAGTATCGCGGAACCGCGCAAAGTGCATAATCGCAACATAGTGTACATACGTTAAGTACACTAAGCCAATAAAAAGAGCCAGCGTGTAGCCGGCATAAGTTAAAATCTCAGACATTTCAGTCTCCTTTCTTATTGACGTCTTTCAGCTGTGCCGCCATGACGTCTAACAGTGCTTTGGTCACATGGACCTTATGTAGCCGCGTCAATCTGACTCCTAGCGTCAGTTGATGCAGAATAGTGAACACGACGCCTAGGGCGATCGCTACGAGTAACAGTGTATCCATGTCAGTTGACCTCCAAGTATCTTTTAGCAGCGTTTCTTACCGCCACCCTTTTTCTTTTTCTTCATATCTCGCTCTTTTCAATAATATGTGCTATTATACCGCACCTTTTAACACAGAGCAAGTTTGTCGTATTACCTTAATTATAGTACATGAACTCACACTCCGCGAGATATTTTCAATTTATGCTAAAAATTTCGTCCCGCATGCACGCTCACAGCTGCTCACAGGGAAGCTTGAAGGAAGGATGAGAGGGAGCTCCTGAAAAATGGCTGAAAGTAGGACTTGAAGAAGCCTTTTAGCGTACGCTAGCAATTAGCTCGCGCACAGGCGCCTACAGGGCGCTTCAAAACCACTCAAAGAGTACTCATATCCCCACCCCTAAGATTATCTGTGAGAAATCTTGGCGTGTATTAACAGAGAGCTCTACGAATTGCCTGTGAGCAAGCTGTGAGTGGGTGAGGTGTGTGCATCTTTGAGAGTTCTGAGAGCTAGCATATAGCATGCAATTACAAGGACGGAAAAAGAATATATGCTGCGTGAAGAAGCGCTTGAAACATAGCTGTAAGCCAATTCTGTGTGCACTGCACAACAAAAAGATTTGACAAGCTGAACTTATCAACTATAATCCAAGCGTAAATAACAGCAACGGCAACACAAGGAGAATATCATGAACAAGTATCTAATACTAGCAGTAATCATCTCAGCACCTTTAGCAGTAATGCTAATAACGCTGGGATACGTGGCAGAAGTAGTGTACGAACTAATCATTAACTAAGGAGATTATCATGGAAAAGATCACATTATACAAAATCACAGAGCAAGGCAAGAAAGAGATCGCCGAGTGGTATCAAGCAGTAACAGGTAAAGAGGCTAAGCCTGCTAATATAGCACAACTAGCCACAATGGGAGCATATGAGCTGAGTTTTGGCCATCCTCCTACCGTAGTTGTAGACTTAGGTCTTACATTATCAGGTAAAACCGAGGAGTACGTGTTGTCGCCTGAAGCGTATGAAGAGGCTGAAATGATTGAGTGGCCTGCTGGAAACGTATTAGAAGGCTTATTGAAAATCCCAATGAACCCACAAACATACTAACATGAACACTAAAATTTTAATATCAGGCGAGAAAGCGGTAAGTTACTATCAAGGTGAGTTACAACTAGAAATGTCTCCAAGCATCAGAAATGCAATACTTGCAAGTGTCAATGTGCAATACCCTGGAGCTATCGACAAGGACTTGGACAACATAATTGAGGGATTTTCTCGCCGTAAAGTCGTCATTGTAGTACCTGAAGAAGCTATTGTACTGGGAGCCGACCTAATAGAAGGCAAGAAGAACAAAGGTACAGTGATGGGAACTCTTAAAATGGAGTATAACAAGGCTAAGGGCAGCTGTGAGCTCAAGGCTGTAGATATTTACATCAGATCAAAAGATTAATAGGAGGTTATCGTGTATATGACACTAAATAACGAGCAGATCATCGCCCTTAAAGAAGGGCAAGTAAGAATCTCACCGCGCGAAGAGTTAAAGGCGCTGATCTATAGGGAATTGTCGAAAGATTATCCTGGCATCTCTGAGATGGACTTAGCACAACTTATCGTAGGGTGGACAGGAGAGCAAGCAGTTATCCTTGTGACCGATAGTACCAAAAGGGTGGGGCTCGAGAAGTTAGAAGGAGCATTGCACAGAGGCAAGTTATTAGGGAAAATAGAAATAGACTTTGACTACAACGTCAGGAAATATTTCTTCAGAGCAATACATTTGTTCGCAAAAGACGAAGAAACCGTGAACTAGTTCACACTTTTAAGGAGCGTTGCTGTACGGACTTAGTCTACATGTTAGCTTATATAATATATAGGTACTATATTATGCGTTGCATATCTTATAGTAATACTATAGTAATTAATAATTAAAATTAAAATATAATATATACTATAAGTAACTAATAGAGGCCTATAGTAGATAACATATAAACTATATCCGTACAGCAACGATCAGGAAATAAGGAGAAATTTATGAAAGCATACAACCTTCCTCGCATCTCTAAAAGGTACTATGAGGCCAGATTAAAGCAGTTAGAAGCCTCGTATCCTCCTCCCAGCTGCTACGAGTGGGCGTATGCCTCTCTTAGAGATCTAGGGTCTGTTATGAGATGTTACGTGTCAGCTGCTAAGATGGATCAGCTGTTATGGATGCAATCTGTAGGTATGGTGCAGCAAGGCACACAGCGGCACGCTAAGTGGTACCAAGAATATAACAGATATTATCCACGACAAGGCTACCGTGAGAGAGGTTGCAGGCGCTTAAAGGAAGCTCCTCCACGTAAAGCGACCTACGAGTTGGAGCAAGATGTGCAAATAAGAGACATGAAGCATAGTTACAGGGTAGACGTGGCAGGATACTTAGCGTATCATCTGCAAACTCCTGAGTATGCGGCTTGGAAGGCAGAAAAAGAGCGTGTCGAAGGTAGAGCATTAACCTCGACAGAGAGATCGAGGAAGCGAAGAAATTTGCTTAAACTCAAAAAGTTGTCTATAGTAAGTTAATCAAACTAGGAGGTTGTCATGAAACGGTTTTGGAAACGAGCATTGAATGAGTTGAAAGATGTACTTATGGGCGTGGTGCTTATAGGGATCTTGGTGTTGTTTGCAAGTCCCTTGGCAGGGATCATCACGGTACTTATTGCAGTGGCACTGTTAGCGGCCTTGGGGCTGTTTTAGGAGGCGTTATGAGAGCGGAAGACATGGGATATTTGTGCGGAGTGTATTACACGCTTGCACATTGGCAGCATGCAGGACTGATCGCAGGTTACTTGAAGATGTGGAAGACTTGGGTGACGGCTTGCATGCTGTGGAGAGGTAGCCTGAACATGGACGCCGCTCAGTTTGTCCTGGGCGCGCAACAAGGCGCCTGTGACACGATGTTAAAAATACTAGGAGGTCATCATGTGGTATAAATGTAAGGGGTGCATTAACCGTAGAGATAATTATGAACGGCGTCGCGAGGATAGGTGGGCCTCGCAGATGTACTTAAGGTTGGTAAGAGGAGGGCATGTAGATACGTACGATGAGGGCATGAAATCTTTTCAGGAGTACCTTCAAATGTTAAAGAATTATATCTCCCTACGAGAGTATAAAAATTGTAGAAGAGTTATAGCGAGAAGGAGTTATTGCGATAAGCTAGGCCTGCAAAGGATAAAATTTATGCTTGACAGCGCACTAGGAGGTCGTCATGACTGAGAAAGAATATTGGATGCTACATATTGTGAAGGATCCAGAGATGCTTACAGCGTTAGACACAGCATCTCGGATAGCTTACTACTCGGTAAGCGCTGCGACGGTACTGTTTAGCGCGTTAACGCCACAAACAGTGATGCCTTACAACATCAAACGAGAGATCGTACGCGAGGCTGTTGAGGCCGAACAGTATATAAGATCTGGGAAGGCGGTACTATGAGCCTGACATTTGACAAAGAATCGCATACTTACAGAGTGTGCGGGTACAAAGTGCCTTCCGTATCCCAGCTCCTAAGTCTCGTTGCCCCTGATTACTCAAAAGTAATGAAGAGCGTTTCCGAAGAAGCGAAGAAAAAAGGCACTAAGCTGCATGACGACCTTTATAACTACGTCACGACGCGGGACAAATCTTTACTTAAGGAACTTCACGTAAGAAACTTTAGCGAGTGGTTAATATATCGAGAGAAAGAGGGTTGGCAGGTGTATAGTGCAGAAGAACCTTACTGCTCTTGGTACGATCCAAAAGATCCTGAGTTGAAAGAACAGTTCTTGTTCGCAGGGACTCCTGACTTAGTACTTGTAAGCAATCCTTACGGTACTCCGAAGAAAATTATGGTGGTAGACTATAAAACGGGAGTGTGGCAAAAGTACTACGAGTTGCAATTAGCGCTATATGGAGAGCTGGTAATGTATGGGCAAGAGGGTTTAAACAATAACTTAGAAATAGATTATCAAATAGACTACGTAGGAATTAATTTTAACGCGGAAGGAGCTATTAAGATATATCACGAATTTGATAAGTCCAGAATGACTCGTGCGGCATATGGGCTAATCAAATTGTATGAGTGGATGCCGGAAGAAATGCGTGCAAAAATTTGGCTAAATAAATAATTACTTGCTATAATATATTAAGGAGATATCATGAGCTTATTAATTGGTAACAGCAGAAAACGTAAACTCTATGGAGTGCCTACAAAAGAAGGTAAAGTGTACATCACAAACCTTGAAACACTGTACGAAATGGCTGAGTTTTCAAAAATGATTTCTCCTGTGTATATGAGGAGCGAAGCCCAATCGATGAAGGTATCGAGTAAAGCAATCCTCGACCGTCGGATACTTGATCAGTTGAAGAAACATAACATAAAAGTAGAAGAGCGGGAGTATATCACAGACGGAGGCTACCCTAACGAAGATTCATATGATGCAGGATCTTTAGGGTTAGAGATGGCGTCTTTAGTTTATTGGAGTAATGGAACTGCTAAGACTGCCGTAACCCCTTTTAGGGATGCTTAATGAGAGGTTAATATGAGAACGAAGATAGCAACGTTAATATTGCTTTTATTTTTTAGTGTAACTCCTTACCTACCGACAGCCGTAACTCCGGTAGTTGCTCAAGCAAAAGAGGATGCAGGGCTTGATTACTACATGGACGGCTACTTGATCCACGGAGAGATAGGAGACTTAAGCGAGTACCATGAGTTATTGACAGCCCTATTAATAGCCAAAAAAGGCGACGAGATCGCTCTTTATATAGACTCACCAGGTGGACAGATGTATACAGGATACGCCATTAATATGGCGATGCACAAATCTAAAGCGCGCATATGGGTGTACTGCCTTAATTGTATATCAGCAGCAGGGTATATTGCAGCAGGCGGTACAGATATGATACTTACCCCTGAAAGTATCGTGCTTGTACACCTTGCAAGTAGAGGGGATCTTGTTAAAATCACTACAGGAGATATCTTTAAATTGTCTAGCGGATTTGCACGAGGAGTGCTCGAATCTATACATTTACCTGAATCAGAGATAGCTCCACTTATGATAGACGTTGATAACGCTATGGACGTGTGGCTAAGCGGTTCGCATATTTGCCTAACCAGTACTCGCGCAATACAGCATCCAATTGGTTGTTATATTTCTATGAGGTAATCAATATGTACAAAACTATTCAAAAATTCTCTGCAGGATTAGGATTTACAGGATTTCTTACAGCCGTAAGTCTTTTCTTCCTAGGTTACATATGGTATGCGATAGGCGCTCTATTAATTACAGGAGTCATTTTTAACATCCATAATTGGGCGCTGCAATCTAGCGTAGCTGACGAAGCTTCTAAGTATCTTAATAGGAGCTAATATGAAAATTTTAAAAAACAATCTGGCAGCGTTTCTTGCAAATCTTCATGCAGAATCTGGAGGCTTCAAATATACCGAAGAAAGCTTTCGTTATAAATCACCTGCACGCGTGCGTCAAATGTTTAGTAAATGCCGCGAGATGTCTGACGCTGAACTTACAGCGCTCATGAAAGATCAAAGAGCGTTAGCCAATTTTGTGTATAACGGTCGTATGGGAAACAGAGAGGGCTCTGACGACGGTTGGAACTTCCGGGGTTCTGGGTACATCCAACTAACAGGTCGTGATAACTTCAAAGCGTTTGCGGAAGAAGTTCCAGCATTGAATTTAAAAGGGTATCCCGAAATGTTGGCCAATAAAGTGCGCACAGATCCTTACTTCTCAGCTAAAGCTGCTCAATGGTATTATGAAAAATATCTTGCGAAATCGTCGAGTATTAAAGATATGATATTTAGAATAAACCCTGGACTTAAAAATAATGGACAAGAGATCCTTAAACGCCTTAACCTAGCAGAGCGTTACCATGCAGCCATAACTCGTAAACCTAGTTACGATGACAGCTATTATTTAGATAACTTACTAAATTACATAGGAGATTACAAACTATGATTATCGGGCTTATGGGATATGCAGGAGCAGGTAAGGACTACGTCGGCAACATTCTTGTCGAAGATTTCGGATTTAAAAGAGCCTCCTTTGCAGACACGCTTAAAGAATTCGTCTTAGAACATTACAAACATCTTAAGCCTTACGACGTGTATGATCCTCAAGGTAAGGAATCTCCGGTATCTACTACGCTGTATATAGACGATCTAGCTCAATTTCTTTACGCTAAATTTGGGAAACCTCCACAACTTCCAGAAGGCTTACCCGAATTCGTGCGATGCTATACTCCACGGGAGCTTTTGCAACACGTAGGACTTTACGCTCGAGAATGGTTAGGCGAAGATATCTGGGTGGATAATATAAAGTATGATGACACTCAAGACACTGTAATCACTGACGTTAGATTTAATAATGAGTGTAACTGGGTTAAAGGCAACTTAGGTTACTTAGTATTAGTTGACAATAAGTATGTAGATAGGCGTTCTATGCACGTATCAGAAAACGTTCCTCACGACTATGCAGATTTCATTGTTCCTAACACCTTAGCTTCTAAAGAATTTTTGGAAAAGGAATTATCTAAAATAATTTACATCATAAATAACTAGCATGAGACTTGAAAACCTCTATATGATATGTATGGGAACTGAGACAGTTGTAGGTCCTATACCTATTGAAGACTATGCGGACAGCAGCCTTAAACGTTTGATATGGGTTCCTGAGACTACAGCGGATGTAATCTATTTAGAGTCCTACGGTATGTATAACACTTGGCAACCTAAGCCCTATGATGGCTATAGCTTAATCTTCTTTAAGGCCAAACGAGAATACCTAGATTATCATCAAGGTGCGTGGTATCGCCCTTGTATTAAGGAGTTTAGAGAGCATCCAAAAAGGAACGGTGATCGTCGGCACCAGCACAGCAATGACATGTACAAGTGGTTGTGGAAGTATGAGGATCGTCGCCGAGAGGTAGCCACCGATTATTTCGAATAAAACTGAAATCTCTGCTATACTTGTTCTAGGAGGACTAATAAATGAGCTCAGATCTAACGCCTAAAACATCTCAATACCTTACCGCAGTAGCCGTTAATTTACCTGCAAAGATAACTTCCACAGAAGAAGCCGACCGATGGGGAGAAGATCTTGACATGTGGGCTAAGGCTAAGGCCAAGCTTGAGAACGATAAGAAAGAAATGCTTAAGGGTGCTCGAGATACTATTTCAAAAGTTACAAAAGCCTTTCAACCATCCCTTGATGCTTGTGATTCGGCTATAAGAGCTCGTAAAGCGTTAATTCTAGAGTACCGACAATCTCTTAGTAAGCTAGAAGATTTAGAAATCAGTACTACCTCCGTAGTAAAGCGCCGCAGCTTAGAAATAGAAGACTTCCAACTTTTGGCAGGTTACCTTCTGTCTGTTGGTGTAGGTATAGAAATTGACGACAAAGCAGTGCTGGCTTATATGAAAGACAAAGGGTTTGACAGCATACCTGGCGCAAAAGTTAAGATAGAAGAGACACTGTCTCGTAAAGCTAAGCGTCCTGAAGAATCTGACAGTAACATTTTCAAATTATGAAATCAAAAGACTGGGCGAGATTAGAGCAAGTAATATCTTTCTTATCGGAAGGTAAAAGTCTACGCCTAGAGGTTCTTATGGAGTATCTAAAAAACGACGCGGAGCTTAAGAAGGCGTGGCATAGAGCCAAAGCTAAAGGCTTCGTGAAAATAAACGGTAAGTTCTTAACGTTATTATCACATGGATAAATTTTCTACCTGGGTTCGTCAAGGCTACAAAGACTTTGTCCTTCCTAAAAGAGAAGGGTGCAAGTTTGCATACAAGCCAGAGCAATCAGAACCCTTTTTCAACGATGAATACCCTCACGGCTGGGTGTTTCACGCCAATGACAAGCCTACGGACGTGTATGTAATAGACTATGACGTGACCGAGCCTGGATGGGAAGCCCGAACGTCAACATTATTTGGATCGTCACGACAAGGGATAAGATTTAAGACCTTAGCCCGTATAACGGATACTAACGTGCGCCCTGGGTGGGGAGTTAAAGTGCTCTCAAACGGCTTAGAAGTGGGCAAAATTGAGTTTTTAAAGCATGGGTGCTTTAGCGGGTCTGCTCCAAGTGGTAAAGACGGACCCTTAAGCCCCTACCAACCTTTCGGAGAACTTCCAAAGATACAGGATTTGCCTGTAATAGGAGATGTTAAGAAGTTCTTAACAGCTGCGATTAAATCTGAAAAGCGTTACACTTTTGTGTTTCCCGCGGCAAAGAAAGAAGTTGATAAGAAAACGACTAAGGTAAAACAAGAAGTATCTTTGCAACAGTTAGAAGCAGATTTAAAAGCGTTAGAATACAAAGCGTTAGAAGATAGGGCAGAATGGTTGAGAGTAATGATGGCCGTACATCACCAATTTGCAGGGTCTCAAGAAGCTAAAGAACTTTGCAAAGCCTGGTCAGCAGTTTCTCCGAAACATACAGACGCAGAGTTTGATCAACAGTGGAACTCCTTACAGTCTGATAAAGCTGGAGCTGTCACGTATTCCTACATTAGGCATCTTAACCCTATACAAGATGTTAGACTGCGGCCAGAAGGACTCTTGTGTAAGATTGTAACACGCTCAGGAGACTCGCAGTGGTATGTTAAAGATAAGCACGGAGACTGGCACGCTTTAGCCCCTACCAAAGGTGCTAATATCTACGTATACGCGGCAATTAAAATTAACCACGAGCATTTTGATGCTAAGTTGTCTGAGTTTGATTTAGAAAAATTGGTACAGAGGATTCGTGAAGATGAGCCTGCGTACGAACGGTATAGCTGGGAGTTAGAAGATCAGTACCCTTATCTGCACGTTAATGGCAAAAAGCTTAATGCTGCAGCAGGTATTTATGCGGAAGATAAAGAACTTACACTAAAGAACATACCTTTTGAAAAGTCTGAAAAATCAAACTGCCCTTACTGGGATAAGCACATTTCAGATTTTTGCTGCGGAGATGCTGAACTGGTAGAATGGTTAAGAATGTTTTTTGGGTGTGCTTTAGTAGGAGATACTAGAGAGCAGATCGCTTTAGTTATTTATGGACCTTCAGGAAGTAACGGTAAGTCTACGACCATTAAGGCACTAAGAAAAGTGTTTGGAGATTACGCTAAACAGTTTCCTGCAAAGCAGTTATTCAGCAAACATGTTGTGGCAGAGGATACATCAACAGAAATTAACGATGTGCTGATGTCTACCGAAGGTTATCGGTTACTGACCATTGAAGAAATACCTTCAGGGATGTATTTACGAGAATCTGAATGGAAAACTCTTGTAGGCGGCGCAGACATAGCAGGTCGTGGCGTGTACAAGGCTACACGTGAGTTTACGTCGCAAGCTACCGTAGTTGCGGCCACTAACCACATGTTTTATTTTAATGGCCTTGACGGCGGTACGTTACGACGGTTAGTTGTATGTCCTGCAACTGCGCAGTTTAAAGGGCATCTGCACAGCCACGAAGATTTTTTACTTCAAGAGCGTTCTGAAATCCTCACATGGTTGCTTGAAGGGTACTCAACATATTACGCTAAAAGAAAACAAGGATGGATGCTGAAAGAAAACTTACCAAAAATTATAGAGGAGGAAACAAACCGATGGATTAATGAGAACATTATATTAAAGTCTTTCATATCTCAAGAAGTTATTTTCGAGAAAGGAGCAAAAACCTCTATTCGAGAGATAGCAGCGCGTGCTATGGAGTACGTTCCTAAACGCGTTAAGAGTGTGAAATACACTACAGATTATGAGATAGCTAAGGACTTAATCCTAACGCTTAAAAATATTTGGCAGGAAACCGAAATGCCGTATATAATTGAGAGTGAAGGAGTTGTTGTCAACATTAACTTAAAGGATTGTTAAAATGATTACAGTAATTAGAAACAGTATTGCAGTCACAGGTAAGAAATTTAAACTTAATTTCCCTACCTTGTTTGTAGCAGAAGGACGTCCAGACTATCCTACCGCTCCACCTAAATTTTCTTATCAGGCCGTAGTGCGTGACCCTGAGGTTATTGAAGCGCTTAAAGAAGCGGCTAAAGCTACTTTAGAGTTCAAACAAGTTTCTGCTAAAGAAACAAAACGAATCCTTGAATCCTTCTTCAATGACGGTAACGAAGTACTCGTGTCTGAATACGTGGATAAAGTGGCCACAGGTAATAAAATAGTTCCTCCAGAGATGGAAGACGCAGTGTATTTCAGAGTCATTAGCTCAACCCCAATGGATATTTCGGGAGTTCATCCTGAAACAAAAGAAAAAGTAACTCTGATGACTGCAGCCGATGGGTATGTAGGGGAAGGTGAAGCTACTAACCGCCACCCGTACGCTCCTAAATGGGTTGAGGCGGATGTAGGTATTAACTTTTGCTATGTAGCTAAAGCAGGTAAGC